CATAGATTGACAATGAAAAATTAAAATCATATGGAACAGGTAAATATTGTGTTTTTAAACCTGTGGCAGAATTATTAAAATTTTGTAATGTTGATACTTGTTTTCTTCCAGAATCGTATGAGATTCCCGTCAGTTCAAATGAAATACGAGGCACCAAAGTATTGATAGACTTCATCAAAGTTGGGTCTGAAGTAATACGAGTTAAATATTTTTCTTTGGCACCATATGAAAGAGGAACTTTAAATTTTTCATACGCAGTTGACCCTGACTTATTATATCTCTGAAGATAAATGTCATTAAAAATTGTTCCAAATCCAACCACAATTTTGCGAATTGTGCGATTATAAAAGTGTGAATTACCTAACATTATGCTTCACCAAATGGGTTAACTTCTGTAAAGTCAATGATTGAATCGGATTCAGTTTCAATTCTCTTATTGTCAATAATATCTTCAAATGCATTGTTATCAAATGCATCATCGTTGATTGTACCAGATGTTGTGTAATATGCACCTGATGTTGCACCTATTGTATTTGATGCATTGGCAAAAGTACCAATTACCCGATAAACATCCAATTTTCTAGTTGGGCTTGTTGACCATGCATGAACAATTGCTTGAGCGGTTGCATTGGCCAATGTTCTGTCTGGTGATTGAAATACAATTTCATCTAAGGTATAAGTTCCTGAACCAACAGAGGCAGACATTGTAAGTTGACTTCTGGTATAGTTATCACGAATTTGTTCATCGATTTCATCAATACCAGTAGAAATAATTTCGTTTGAAAATACAAACTGTTTAAGTTTTAATGCATAAACATAAACATTACCGCCACGACCACGACCTAATGTGTAATACATTGCTTGGTCATTTTCATGTTCAACAAATGTAATTTCAAAAAAGTTTTGCACCAAAGGAATATAAACTAAATCACCTTCTCTAGGGTGCAATAAATTTGCAGCACCTACTGAGTAATTAAATCTGCGGCGAGATACCAATAATGATACTTCATCTCGAATCTCTAAACCAAATTTAGAAATGAAGTCTTGTTCACCATCCATACCCGAAACATTTTCGAGATACATCTCAATTTGGTATGCAGTTTTATATTCTTTAAGTGTATCTTCACCATACAGATAATCTATTTCATTACCTGCTCTTACTGTTCTGGGAAGATAATAAACATCCATGCCATAGATTTGCATGGCTTCAATGACCAAATCCTCAACGAGCAATTGCTCTGAGGTAATCTGCTCAAGAGGAAAGTTATTAAAATAGAAGTTTGTGCTAATTTTAAACTCCTAACTGTTGAGACATTTTTCTTTTTTGCCACATTAATTTTATGGCTTCAGACATTTTCTTTCTTTGCTCAACATTTTCATATCGTTTTTTATTTCTTTCTGAACAAATCATTTTATAATCATCATTTCTTTTTTTACCTAATTTAGCACAACTCATTTTTTCTTTTGCAGTAACACTATGTTTTTTACCTAACATAGGTTCAACAAGTCTTTTATTTCTGGAAATTTTTAATTTTTGTTTTGTTTCTTCACTATGTTTTTTATTTGTCATACCACCTTGACCACCAAAAGTCATATTGTAACCAAAATTATTTTCATAATAACTGTTGTTTTCTTTAATAAAAAAGTTTTCCATAACTTCCAACAAATACTGTTGGTCGAAAGATTCATAAATTGATTCCCATTTAAAAGAATCAATTCCATATTTTCTGATTGATTTGTGCAACAGGTATTCACTGCCATTCTTTGCGGCAGATTTATGTTCTTTTATTCGTGTGGTTAAAAGTTTATGTGTGTAACCAATGTAAATTTTTCCATTTACTAAATTGGTAACTTTGTATATTCTATAAACTTTTTGCATCTCATCATTATCCAGTAAAGATTTCGCTTGGGAGACTATTGAAGTTAAACATTTCTTCTTCAATCTCTTTTATTTCTTCTGCGGCTTCATCGTATATTTCTTTACCATTTAATGTAACGCCACCAGGCATTTGAATACCACCAAACTTTTTAAGGTTGTTACCCCATTGTTTTTTAATCAATGCGGTGGTATATTTTTTCATAAAGCGGTCATTCCAAATATCAGAGATGCCTGATATGGTGACTGAGACATTATCCACATTTGCACTCATTGGACCAACTAATGTAATTTGTGTTGATGAGTTAATGTTACGAATTTGTTTTGATTGTCCATCAATTACGATGAAGTCATTTTCTAAAACTTCTTGGTCAAAAATTGTGCCGTACCCAATTAAAGTATTTGAAGATGTGTTGCCTGTAACTGCACCTGTTAGTGTAATTGAATCTGGTCTTAGTTTACGATAACATTCAACGACAACATATTCACCCTCTTGCAAATCTCTATCCCAATCAATGTCAAGGAACAATTTATTCATATGACGATTGAAACGAAATTGCGGTGTGCCAGAAAACAATAGTTGCAATGAACGAATATGTTGCATGGTGATTTCATAGGACACATAAGATACCGATGTAAAGTCATAAAGGTCATGCAAACGCAATTGATAACGCAAGTCAAACATATTAATAGATGAATTAGAATCATCAAATGGCAAAACGCCAGTCACAAATGTAACGGCATCAGGTGCGTAAATCCAACGGCGAGAAATATCTTCTGCCGTAATTTTGTGTTTCATATACATCTTTTCAACACCATCCCAATGATAGTCATTGAAAAATGCTAATGCATCGTCTATTCTGTCCTCAACTTGGTCATCATCCACATTAATTTGAATGACAGGAAATCCTAGACGGCGCAAACAATAGTCTTTAAATTGTGCTCTGGTTGAAATTGTTGCCATTTTTTATCCTAGTGCTATTGCATATGCTAAAGCGAGAGGGTCTGTTTCAACCGCCGTAATTGCCGTTTGACTAACCGAAGTAATTCTACCAAATTGGTCGATTGTGATTGTTACGGCAGTAGATGTGTTACCATAAGTTCCTGCGGTGACGCCAGATGGTTTTAGTCCTATGTCTAATGTATCAGAAGTTGCATTTGCAAGAATTTGAATACCATTTGCAACTGCCGCAGTAATTGTTAATGTGTCATTATTTGCATCTGCAATTAAACTTGTTCCGTTTGCTGAAACTGTTGTAAATGCTAATTGTGCAGTTTGATTGGCTTTGTCAAATGCGGCTTGTGCTAAAACATTAGCGGCATTTGCTCGAACAAATGCAGCATCAGTTTTAATGTTAACAGTATTTGAAAACGCAAATGCAGAATCAACTTTAATATTTACTGTATTAGCAAAAGCATATGCAGCTTCTGCGGTAATATTTGCGGTATTGGCTTTATTAAACGCTAAGTTTGCAAACGCAATTACTTCAACACCACCATCATAAATTGCATCAGCATATATGCTTCCTTTAACACCTAAACCACCTGAGATGACTACTGCACCTGTTGTGTTAGATGTTGAAACTGTGGTGTTTGCAAAAGTATAAACTGTTAAACCATTTGCAGTTACACTTGTTCCAGTATTTGCTAAAGATGCATTTGCTTTATCAAAAGCGGCTTGTGCAAGAACATTGGCAGCATTTGCTCGAACAAATGCGGCATCTGTTTTAATATTTACGGTATTACTAAATGCAAATGCTGAATCAACTTTAATGTTTGCAATATTGGCAAATGCAAATGCTGAATCAACTTTAATGTTGACGATATTAGAAAAAGCATATCCAGAATCAATTTTGATATTGGCAGTATTAGCCTGATTAAATGCGGCCTGTGCAAGAATATTAGCTGCGTTTGCTCTTGCAAAAGCAGCTTCTGCGGTAATATTTGCGGTATTGGCTAAATTAAATGCAGATGATAGTGTTGATGTATCTGCAATTGTATAATATGTTGTACCATCATTTGTAAATTGCCAAACATCTGAATTTTCATTCCACAATAAGTAAACATTTGCGGATGAACCACGGTCAATTTCTAAACCTGCATTAGCGCTTGGCGCAGATGCTTGGTCAATTGCCGCATTAAGTGTGATGATATTATCTTTAATTAATACTGTTTGTGTGTTGGCATAGACTTGTTGACCAACAATGGTTAAATTACCTGTAATAGTTAAATCACCTGTAATTGAACCTCCAGTATTTGCAAGTGCATTATTGGCCTTTTCAAATGCAGACTGTGCTAAAACATTAGCGGAATTGGCTTTACTAAATGCGGCTTCTGCCGTTATATTTGCAGTATTTGCTTTTGCAAACCCAGCTTCAGCAGTAACATTGGCGGTGTTTGCTTTATCAAAAGCGGCTTGAGCCAAAACATTGGCCGCATTGGCTTTGGTGAAAGCGGCATCTGTTTTAATGTTAACAGTATTTGCAAAAGCAAAAGCAGCATCAGTTTTAATGTTAACAGTATTTGCAAAAGCAAAAGCAGCATCAGTTTTAATATTGACTGTATTGGAAAAAGAATATGCCGAATCAACTTTAATGTTGACTGTATTAGCAAAAGCATATCCTGAATCTGCAATGGTGTTTGCAACATTAGCTTTATCAAATGCGGATTGTGCTAAAACATTAGCTGAGTTGGCTTTAGAAAACCCAGCTTCGGCAGTTACATTGGCAGTATTTGCTAAATTAAATGCGGCTTGAGTAAATGCAAGATTAGCAGATAACGCACTTTCTCTTGCTAATGGAAAACCACCTGCTGTTGAACCATCGTGAACAACAACGGTTTCTTTATCGGTATCAACAGTAATTTCGGCTACCGCACCTGTAAATGCGTTAGTCTGTGCTGTATTACCTCGTCTGAATTGAACTTGTGTCGCCATAGTGTTTATTTATAGTGTGCCATAGTCGTAAATTACATTCGTATCTTCATACACAAAACCATAATCGGCGCTAGTAAAAGTATATCCTGCAGGTACACTTACAACAACTTTTTTCGCAGAAATGTTTGATGTGACTGTAATACCAGATTCTCCAACAATTTGCAAAGAATCATTTGAGGTTGTTGCAAGAATTGTGCCGCCATTTGCAACAATTTGGCCAAATGAATTGGTGCCACCACCACCACCTGAACCAGCATTAGCGGTATATTGTCTTGTTCCATCACCAAACTGAATATATGTTTTTGTGATGACTGTATTTGCATTTACTGTATTGGCAAATAAACTATATGAATTTAATTGAACATTTGCACTAGCATTAATGTAAGGTACAAAGTTTAGAGTTGATGCCGGTAAAACAGGTAATGTTAAAGCTCCATCAGCTGCACCATCAAACAATATACTAATACTAGCTGAAGTAGTAAGCATTACTGCATATATTTTTACTACAATTCTATCTGATATATCCAATACAATTGGTGTAGAAACAAATACATTTACTCTTTGTTGAATTTGACTATTCAGAGTAGAACTGGAAGAATTTCCAGTTGTTGCTATAAGTGTTTCAGTTCCACCAACCGCTCTTTTATAAATTTCAGCGTAGCAATAATATCCTCCAACACCAGATGCTTTTTGTGTATCAAATTCTACTACAATATCACCGGATGGAATACTGGTAATATTTGGAAATCCAACATCAGATACAAAAGAGGTTAGAATTGTTGGTGTTGTGGTAACTGTTCTTGTTGTGGTGTTCTGTGTACCTACTGAATAAGCAGCTAATGATTTTAGAACCATGTAATCGCTAACACCAGAAGAAGTGTTAGCAAGGTTATAAATTTGTTGTGCAGGAGCAAGACCAGTGAGTTTACTACCATCACCAATAAAATACTGCGTTGTAGTTACATTACCTGATACAGTAACAGCACCACTAATTGTTCCACCAGAAGAACTGAATTTAGTATTAGAGTTATCATAAGCTGATTGAGCTAAAACATTAGCAGAGTTGGCTTTATCAAAAGCGGCCTGTGCAAATACTCCATCAGCATTAGCGGTATATTGTCTTGAACCATCCGAAAATTGAAAATAACCGCCTGTGTTCGCAACAAATGTATTTGAATAGATTACATTTGCACCAGAAATAATACCGCCAGAACCACCACCAGTAATTAGTGATGATGTATTAATATTGGTTACATTAAGTGTTGCAAGTGATTTGTTAAATGTAAATGCAGAATTGCCACCAAAGGATCCAGAATCATTAAACTGAACTTCTTGATTGAGACCGCTTGGTTGCGTTGTTCTAATTGAACCAAGGGTATTTGCGGTAGTTTTATAGTATAGAATACCATCGGCGTAGTTAAGTGCTAACTCGCCGTTTGCAAGAACTCCAAGAGAAGGTGTATTGC